CGTCTCTCATCTCTCCTGTATTAGCATCATATACTAACTTGTTTCTATAACGAGACATGACGTCACGGAGATATTGTTCTGCCTTTACCTTAGGTAGATTACCTACGTCAATGTAGAATATTCTACGCTCTGGTGCACGAGAAAGTCTGTATATAACTAGAGAGTCTTCAATCATTCTAAGTTGATTGAGAGACTTAATTGCCTTGTGTAAGAAACCAAGAGTCATTCTCTTGTTTAAATCTTGTAGTCCAGAAGGGCAGAATGTAATAGAATCTATTGCCATCTTGACACCTTGTGACAATGACATATCACCAACAGGTCCTAAAACACCACCTTTATAAAAACCTTTTGGATTATAGAGGTAATAATCTACAAATGTTCCGTACTCGTACTCTAGTGCGGTTCCTTTCATTGCTTGTCTTTGCAATGAATCTAAGTTCTTTTTATTATCAATCTTCTGACGAACTTTCTTGATCTTCATTGGATCAATATAACGAAGTTCCGTAATACCTTTTTTAGGATTCTCTAGGTCTATAACTTTATGATAATACAATCTTCCGTCAATATACCAAGATCTGACAATCTCATGTGCTCGATTGTCAAAGTTTAAAAGTCTTTTGATGTACTCAAACTCATCTCTTATTTTTTTCTTGATACCCATTCCAGCATCAAGGTTATCTAAATTTACTTCAACGGGAGTGTCATGAGCATCACTCACAACAAACTCGTTTACTACCTCATCTACTGCACTGTCCACTCAGGGTGTAGTGCCATATCACGATAACGACGGATCATCTCATACTCATTACGAGCTTGATTGTCCGTGTCCACATACGTTCCATAGTAGCCTCCTGCTGCTACAGCAATCGACTCCTCAGCATTAGGAGGGACAGGGGACTGACCCTTCTTTCCCTCCTTACGTTGTATTTGGAATCCAAATAATTGACTCATTTACCTAGTCATAATAGTTCTCTTACTTATATTTAGCAGAGTTAATTATATGACTTTTCCAGTTGCTACTTCAGATCTATTAGATGCTGGATTCTGTGATCCACCTTTTGCCTTCTCTGCAGTGAAGTATGAATACTGCCATTCAACAGTAAACTCTTCAATCTGATCGTTGCTATCGTATGCAAGATCAATCTGAGAAACGTTAGTTGGGAAGCAATGATGTAACTGATATGTTCTGATTGCAGAACCAGTAGCAGTATCATCTTTTTCTAATTGAGTAACAAAAAGATTTGCCATGTAACCATCACCACTAGCATCTGGAAGAAATCTTTCAGAAGTGTTACCAGCGTGTGTATTGATTTCATTTGCCCACTGCTCAAATAAAGCACGGATCTTGAAGTTTTTATCGTTAAAGAATGTAGCAGTCCATGTATCGAAGGTACGATCACCAGCGATTTTAACTGTTCTACCTCTGAAAGGAACTTCGATTACACCCAAGTTAGATCCTGGTAATGCTGCGGATTTACAGAGAATAGAAGTTAATTCTTTTCCTGCGTTACCACCAGCACCCTCAGATGCTAATTCTCCTCCTGCAAGATCATTGATTGTTGCATCATTGAAACCAGCAGGAAATTGTATGTCCACATTGAACATATTAGGCTTAACGCCTTGACCAATAACTTGGAGGAACGAAGATACGTTGTTAGTTGCCATTTGTTTTTACCTTTTGTTTAATTATCTACCAACGACTTCGGAGAATGTAACTCCTGTCTTCGTTGCTGTAACAGTCACAGTTACATAGTTGATAGAACGAGTTGGTTTCACAAATATTTCTGCGACAAACTCATTTCTATCTATAACCTCTGGAGTATTGTTTGTTTCATCACAAACAACTAGGTAGTCTGTAACTCCTCTGCGTGCTTGAACTTCACTTAGATATCCACTAAGTGCAGCGTTGAAACTCGAACGAGTAATTGTATCATTCTGCTCAAACAATACACCTTCCGCAAGAGTTCTTGCTCTCTTCTCTATGTTAAGGAAAAGACGTCTTACATTGATGCGGTCAAATGCAGATGGAGAAGCAAGTGCAGTCTTATCACCAAATAGGATAGGACCTGAACCAGGAAATGCTACAACAGGGTTAATTGCTGCAGTATAAAGATCATCTCTTGCTGCTTTGTTAGGATTAAATGCAAGTTTAACTACATTTTGTAGTCCACCTCTAGATGTTCCTGCTGGAGAAATCCAGTCATCACCAATTACAGATGTAGAAACACATAGACCAGCGATGTCTCCATTACAACCAATGTAACGATACTTATCGTTAAATCTATCGTATGTGTACTTAAGACCACTGTCTTTAACAACATATGAACTAGAACCAATACTAGAGAAAAAGTCAATAGTATTATCTAATTGTTGTGCAGGAGTTAATGCAACGTTACCAGATGTTGCAACTTGGTTTCCATTATAAGGAGAGATAAATGCGATGCAATCTTTTCTTGCATTCGCAACAGCAGCTGCAGCACCCGCTTTAACAAGTGTATCTGCCTCAGAACCCATTGATCCACCCATAAGAACAAAGTCTAAGTCTGTTTCTTCTGTGTCTTGGAATAATGTATATGCTGTGGAAACTTCTCCAGCACTGTATGCGTAAGCATCAGCACCATTAGAAAGACCCATACTTCTACTTGGATGAAGTGTTGCAAGAACTTCTGGAGCAGCTGCAGTAGCACCATATGATACAGCAGTTCCACCAGGATCTTCACCAGTTGCAGTAAAGTCCGCAGTTACTAATGCACTAGCGTAAATATAATTTGAATATTCATTGATGTAATCTTTCCAGTAAGTTGAAGCACCTTCTGGAGATTTTCCATCTGATAACTTAGAAAGGTATAAAGATCTCTCAACAACTGTATTAGTTGAAGTGTCTATAACTGCAACATGTACCTCATCGTTTGATAGATAACGTTCTGATGCATATGAAGAAGTACCAGGTCTAGGACCTATTTCTTTATATGTTAATCCAGTTGTTCCAATTTGAGTTGCATTCCACACTGAGTTAGTGTATGCAACTGCAGTAAATCCTGCTGCCATTGTAGGAACGTTATTTCCATTTTGGATAATTGTAAATACTGTATCACTAATATCTCCCACAACTTCATGTTGAACTCCAGAAGAATCTGTGTACATACTACCTTCATCAAAGTTATGAGCAGTAGTTTTTGTAATTGTCCAATCAGGACCTTTGTCTACGATTGCAACATAAAGATTGTTTCCATCTGCTCCAGCATCACGTGCAACATATTTTTTGGATGATCCAGCACCAGCTTCGTAATCTTCTTTAGATCCTACTAATACTCCTCCTCCTTCACTTGATGCGTTTAATAATCCACTAGTTGCTGCACGAATAACTGCAAGAGATCCACCATAGCGGAGATACTCTGCTGCTACTAACCAGTCTGCTGCGTTTGCCTCAGCTGGTGCACCAAAAGTAGAAATTAATTCTCTTTCAGACCCTATATTTGTAATTTTGCCTACAGGTCCACTGCGAAATGATGAAGCAATTCCAGCACGAAGACCAGAAACACCAACCAAAACACCAGTAGATAGATCACGTTCTCTAATAACAACACCAGGCGAGACTTGACTTGCCATTTAATTTTACCTCTAAGATATCATTTTATCTAGAAGTATTTAGATATTTCTATCCCTCCACAGGGGAAACAACACACGAACACCCTACCAGTCTGGATAGTGACCTTCCTTTATTTTCTTTTTACTCTTTCTTTTTGCTACTATCCTTTTGATTGTACAGTCCTTACATTCATAAGAATATGCAGATGGTAAACCTTTCTTTTGTTTTCTTGACATGTAGAAATCTTCCAGTAGATTCTTGATCTGATTACAAGTTCTACATCTTCTATCTTTGAATAGTAAATGTTCTAACTCAAATTGACTATCAAGATCCATCATAGTATTCTACCGCAGTTACATTTTTTTCCTTTATATTTTGAACATTTCCATTTTTTACATTTCTTTTTCTTCTTCACAGATCAGGAATCATGTAATCAACTGTATTCTCTTTCTCTCCATACCAGAATGATCCTTCGGCGTCTACAAATGTATCATCTCCTAGACCATCATCTACAAAACCAAATGGTGCCATGTCTTGTTCTATTTGATTTCGTTGTTCTTCATAAATTCTTCTTCTAACATCTTGGTCAGTCATTTCCTTAAAATAATCTTGCATGACTAACCATGCAAATAATACCATACACATAACAAGATCATCATGGTAACCTTCGTCTGCCTCCCATGCTTGTTTTCTTTGTATGAATGTAGTAAGTTCTTGAAGAATATCGAAATCGGTAAATGTTAATTTATCTTCTTCTATAATTGCTTTTAGATTAGCACATCCAATTTTCTTGACAGTGATACTCATCTTAACACCTAACTGTGTTTTTGTTCCTGAGAATCCTTGTCCTACTATCTGCCCTGCCCTACCTCTCATAGCACACATGAGTACGTTAGGATATTCTAGATCATAGTTAAGTGTTGCTGCTATCGAGTCTCCTATGTCATTTACCTCAACAAGTATGTAAGGATTGTTATATTCCTTTGCTACTTGAAAGATGACCGAGGGAAACAGTACAGGTTTAATCTCATTATTTCTGTACTTCGCAACGATCTTGTACGGGAGAGTGGTGATATCAAACACGATGAAAGCACTATAGTCGCCACCAATTCCTCTGGCAACATCGACAGTAATAATATATTCGTGATCCTCTTCTGCTCTCGTATAAACGTCAAGTCCTGCATTTGAATTAATTGGGTCATTGAACGGAATGCATTGTAATTTTGCTGGACTGATAAGTGTATCAGCAGATCCCAAGAAGTCGCATTCAAACTCTTGTGCAAATTGTCTCTTAGATGTATTCTTTATTGTCTCTTCTTTCCACTTCTTATCTCTGCCAGGTACTTGTGACCAATGAACTTCGTTTGTTATGTAACCGTTCTTATCGTTTCTAGCATCCTCCCACATCTTATAGAAGTGGTTCATGCCATTAGGAGTGGATATGATTATGACTTTAGTTGATTTACCAGAAGTAATAGTAGGATATACCGATGCAAAGAATTGTTCTGCGACGTGGTTAGGGACGAATGCAAACTCGTCAAGGAATAGAATGTTGAAGGACATACCTCTAACTGCACTAGCAGACGTAGAAGCAGCCAATATCTTTGATCCGTTTTCGAGTTCGACATTACCCTTGTTCCATACTAAAATACCGTGTTGCATCCACTTCGGTAGATTTTCGTATGCTAGTTGGAGTCTTCCGAGTAGTTCCCTTGCAGTTGAAGCTTTGTTAGCGAGTATACCAATATTAACACTGTCAAAGAAGATAGCGTAATATAAAAGGTAGGCCACAACAGTAGTGCTTTTACCTGTTTGCCTAGGGAGTTTAGCAATGTTAAATCTATTTTCATGAAAGTCTTGTAAGATTCTTTTTTGAAAATCATACATGTCAAAAGGAACTAGACCTTCATCAAGTGAGATGATTTTTATATAATGGGTAGCAAAATATATTGGATCTTTTTTACATTTGATCCATTCTTGTACTTGCTTTTTTGTAAACTGTAACTCAGTACCCGCCTTTTTAAGGTTCGGGTTACCAAGATATACATCATTAGTTGCCATACCTTATTTATCGTTAGGGTCTTCTAATCCCTTAAAGACTAATAATTCATCTCCATCACTAACATCTCGCATCTCAGGATGTCTATTTTTCTTTGGTTTTTTTACATCCTCAAGAAGTGATCCTGTCATTCTCCACATGAATGCGAACGTTGCACTTGCTGTTACTGCAAACATAATACCAAATATGAATATGGTTATGTCATTCATTATCTATATGTGTAAAAGAGTATTCTAATAACATGGCATAGAATTGACTTTTCATTTCCTCTAGATATACTTTATCATCCTTATCATATCCATTCTCTATAGCAAAAGAAATTAGACGATGCAATGTTCTAGCATCAGTAATGCCAATCTCTAAATGGATATTCCAATCATCAATAGGATCTTCTATATTCATGAGTATTTGAAGCAGTTATTCTTTTCTCTACCTTCTACATATTTTTCTAGTACTTCTAACCTATCGTGCTGTTTAGAAATTGCATCTATTTCCTGTGTAACAGCATCCATAATATTTGAATGCTCGCCAATACCAACAGGATTGTGTAAGTAAACATCAATGTTGACTAGATGTTTTTTAATTTGCCCATTTGCTTCTGCTTTGAGAGCTTCAATCATTCTACTTTTCATAATAGTTATTCAATAAGTGTACCGAAAGACCTTCGTATTTTACGAAGTTCCTCGAAGTCTTTTTGTTTTGTACCTCCATCATATGCCCAAGCATACCCTTCTTCAATCATATCTTCATTTAATGAAACTTCCTCATCACCCACATATAACCAACCAAGCAAGCGACCATACTTACCAACCCCGCCTTTAAGTTCAGTGCGTATAGTAAGTTCATATTCTCCATCAATTGTATCCTCAAGTTTTTGTTTTAACCAATTAGTAGCATCTATTCCCAATGCCTTTTCTTCCAGATCTCTTGTTCTTTTCTCTGGCGTATCAACTCCTGCAACTCTAACTCTTTCTTTCTTGTATAAGTCAAACCCAAGATCAATGGTGACATCAATAGTATCGCCGTCAACAACACGATTTATCTCCGTAACTCTAAAATTGTAGCAGGATTTCCTACTTGGTGGTGTCATCGCTCCCATCGTTCATCTCCATAAATGACATCTTTAGTATATAGTAGATGTACCAAGTCACTATTGCGACGAGTATACCAACCATCCATATGACTCCCCATACTACCATGATTTAATATTAATATCATATGCTATTGATATCCTTTCGTTTGCGGATAGTTTTGCTCTATGGTAGAGCATTGAATTAAATATTATTAAGTCTCCAGATCTAACTGGTAACTCATAGAAACTAGAGTTGTAGCAGTTCATATCATATACATCTTCAATAGGAACTTGTGATAAAAAATAATCTGAGAATGGAGAAAAGAATTGTATTACTCCATCTGTAGATAGTGGATAGTAAATAGCAGACAAAAAACTATTTCTATGATTGTGTGGTTCTTCTATGTCTTTATTGACATTATAATTACACCAGATTTTTTTAATGTATAACTCTTTACTTTTACAAGTTGAGTTTAAAATATATTTGCCTTCTTTTAAGATACGAGAATTTAACTCTGACAGTAATGGATCAGAGGTATCCAAATATCTTTGTTCTTTAAACTTAGATAATTTTTCGTTATCAATATCACTGAGGTGAAATTGAGATAACCCAACTCCAAATAATAAAGTATTAAACATTACACTAATATAGGATGTGCCCACGCTTGTGGTATAAGGAACGCTGCTGTTCCTACTATTAGTCCAAATACTACACAGGTAGATTTAATTGGTAAGTTTTTCATTTTTGTTAATTGGTAATGGAACCAGTAATTACTTTCCAGAAACCTTTAAGTGCTGTCAATGCAGGGTATGGATCTTCAGATTTGATCTCATCAAACATGTACATATTCAATCTAAATGCATAGTTTGCTTCAGCAAATATAGCATTCTTCTGTGATTGATTTAGATTTAATACATCAAGTATTGCCCTGTAATTTGTTTTCCATTCTTTTGCATCATGAATCTCAGGAAATTCATAGAAGTTTAGACCTTCTCCCGCAGGAGGATTAAGTGCACTCTTTGCTATTTTACATAGAATTTGTCCACCTGATAGATCACCTATGTACCTAGTATAATGATGAGCAAGCAGAAGATATGGATCTTGCTGTGCTAATTCACTAAGTCTAAAACAATAGGTATCACACGCTGGTGAAGGACCTACTTGTTCTTTCCAATAAGGACCGTAATAATATAATAGATCTTTTTCTAATGACGGACTACGATCAAGTTGTGATTGCCATCCCTGTAATACTTTTACAGTTGGGTCATCAGAGTCATTGATTAGTCTTTCCATAGTACTGTAAACATACCAGAAATTGGCAATGAGTTTACGATACTCCTCAGGGTCAACAACACCTCTAAGAAACCCTGCAACAAACTTTGTATTTTCTGCTGCGGAATGAGACTCCTTAGTTGCTTCTTTTAATTCTTTACTGAACATAATATTAATAGGTATTTATACTACTTTGCCTGGCATATAGTCCATTCTGTCTAGACATTCTGACAGCATTTTCCCATACTCGTTAAACAGTTTATCGCCAGCAATATAACTTCTTTGTCTTCTCCAAATTGCTTCTGCAAGCATCTTTCTTTCTTTTTCAGAAAAACTTTCAAATCTTGTTTTTAGTTTCATGATTCAGATGGGGATAAAACTTGATCAGAATAAACTCTAAGTTTTTCTATCAAGTCGGCATATCTATCCCATATGTCCTCAGATCCTGTCTGTTCTTGAGCGATTAGACAAGCTCGTATTAGACAATGGATATCGCCATTATTAAAACGCATAGTTCTACAGTTATTATACTATAATTATAGTCAAAAAGATAGTGTAGTTTACGCTTTGTTAGCAATTCCAAGCTCTTAGTGATTTGTTGATCCTACTATCAGGATCACTGGCAGTTTTCTTTGAAGTTAATTTCTTTTTCATTCCTTTCATTCTAGCACAGAATGATGAGCGACGGGGATTTCCAACCTTCTTGCTTGGTGCTTTAAGGTCAGATCCTGGATTAGCCTTCTCATATGACTTTCGTCCTTTCTCGTTAAGTCCACCTTCTTTGTTTTTGCCAGCCTTCTTTGTCCAGGCTGCACCTTCTAAAATTCCGTTATCCTGCACATTGGCAGACTCAGCGAGTCTTTTAAATTCTTTGTATCTCATATACCATGTCAGGGTCTATGCATTTATTTATGCAACTATCTCTTGCCACCACCCATTTGTTTAAGCATTTTTTGTAATTCAGCAGTGCTACCAACGAACATAGCATTGTTAGTAACATTCTTAGGACCTTGTATTTCTTCATCAAGATCTTTCATTTTCTTATGTAAGTCTTGTAATTTCTCTGTCATGTCTGCAACATGCTTCATTGCTGCTACAGCAACTTCATATGCTCTAGGGTGACCACTTTCTTGTGCTACTTCTAATGCACCCTTCACTGCCTCTTGACCTTGATCAATCAAAGAATACAATTCACCACGAGTATATTCATAATCTTTTTGTTGATCATCTTCTTTTGATTTTACCTTTGGCAAGTTAGGTTTCTCAACATGTTCTACGTCCATGTTAAGAAGTTCCTCCATATTATCTTCTAGGTTCATAAGTAACTAATCCCTTCATTGAATCCAAAGTCATCACCAGCATCTACTAATATATCATCTGCTGCATCAATCTGACCATCTTGGTTGATATCAGTTTTTGCTTTTGGTGTATATGTTCTAGTAATAGTTCTGCGATTGATTGCCTGATCACCAAGAGTTTCATGTATGATTGCTTTCTTGATAACATCTGATGTGTTGTAAGGACCGTATAGATAGGTCTTCATCTGGAAGTTAAGAGTGTAAACAATATATCTACGTTCGTAGAAACTGTCATCCCATGTATCCTCATATGATACGTTGTTTAGAACAACAGCAATATCTCTCTTCTCATTCATATCAGGTATCATGTTGAGAGTAACACTGAATGATGGTTGGAAATATGGTAGTATCTGCTCGGTAATTTGTAGAGCATCGTCTTGTGACTTAGCAATTACACCAAGTTCAAATGATAGATTGTATGGTACAGGAACATACTGTACTCTTACTTCACCACCATTATCATTGATGATAGTTTTGTATTTCTGGATAGGGGAAGTTTTACGGGTAGGATCGTAGTCAATGCTAGTCATCTCAAAGTACAATCTTGGTAGAGTGATTGCTACTTTTCTGTTGCTAGTGTTTTCTTCTAGTCTTACAATAAATTTTTGTTTAGGACCGTATGCTAACGGTACTTTCATTTCTTCTAATACAGCACCAGTGCTTGGATCTGTGCTCTTCATAGTAATATTATTGAAGAGTGTGCCAAATGCTATGATGTTCTTACGAACTATCTGGTTGTAAAAATGATTGCCTAACATTATATGCTACCTGTAAAATTACCAAACTCACCGAATGGATTACCTTCTGACCAATCAACTATATTGTCAGCAGCATCTTCGATTTGTCTATTTGCATCGTACTCACTATTTGTATCCTGTAGTGTATCAAAGGTTGATACAACCCATACAGCACTACTTGTATTACCAGTAAGTGATTCGTTTGCTGCAAATGTTCCAGTTCTATTGATTACCTGTAGTATTCTTGTAGAACTATCCCATGACTTAACTTCTGCTGTTGTAGAAGTAGTACCACCAGTAACAGTCTCACCAGTAGTAAAGTCTCCTGTGCCACCAACTCCCATAGACAAAGCAATAGCACTATCGAACAACTCCTCTATAGCATCTATCTCTGCAATACCTGTAGCAAGATCGTCTGAACCAACCTCGTATAGTTCTGCAGTAATCGCATAAAATTGAATCTTACCAAACTGGAAGAATGGTTCTTCCTTTCCGACATACTTAATTTCATACAAATCTTCTGTGAGAGGATAGTATAATAAATCCCCTTCGTTAGGTCTGCTAGGAACTGTGAGTTTTGCAGCCATGCTATGTTCTGCTACTTCTTCATCCCATCTATTTGTAGACACACGAAAAATTATTTCGTCTGTAATACGTAAACCAAACTTACTTATAAATTCTGCATTGTCTCCAAAACCCATTACGTTTACAAGTA